TTCTGTAGTAACAAGCAATCCTTGAGGAGTGGATGAACCTTGAGGATTTTCTTGAGTGGGAACAATTAAATCAGCACCAAATGTATTTTGATACTCTGTTGCGACCTCATCTAGAATAGCACCAGCATTAGTTGTAATAACACCAGTTGAATCCGTATACACATAAACATCAGCCACTTATACCTCCTGAACCATAAACAGTTCTAATCACAGCACTATAAGTCAATGTATTAACATCCGATGCTGCCGCTGTACCGCTCGATACAATTAATGATACCACCTCAACCACATCAGGAACAGTTAAAAAGGCACGTGTCAATGCACCCTTGTATTGCTGTAAATTTGGAACACCGATCCATATTGTTTCAAAGTACGGAATTCCTACGTCAGTATTAAATACAATCTCACCCAGTAATGTTTTTGCAGCTTGAGCACATGCTTGTAAGACAGCTTGCTGATTACCAGATACCCCTAAATCAGAGGTCAAGGCAATATTGCCTTGTGAGTTTAAATAAATATCATTGTAAGCAACATTGGGTATAGTGCCATTGATATTTGCAGAGATTGATAATGCCATAATAATTCCTTACGGTGGGTATGGAGGAATAAGAGTGCTTGGCGTCATAACACCCGTAGATACAATGCTGCCGTTTACACCCAAAACAGCCAACGGAGAACCCAAATCAATTAAAACCCTTTCGGCTAAAATATTTATCTCATGAGCGTTTGTAGTTTTATTTACACCCATAGAAATACTCATAGTGCCATCACTACTTTGTAATATAGCATAGCCCTCATTATCCGAATCAATATTATATGTACGCATAATGTCAGGAATAAATACACCATCAGAAAAGTTTTTCATTCGTGCCGTATTGGGTGGTGATTGTGAGTAGCTTTGTAAAAATAAACTTATATCTCGATCATTTGCAAATACCCAACCAATATCGCCGGTGTTTAATGGAAAACTTAAAGTAAATCCTCCTCCGCCATAAACAAAAACAGGTAAGCTTGCAATTTGAGGGCGTGGAACCTGTGTGCCAGAAGTTGTGACAATGGTAATGAGTAATTGTACTTGTACGCGATTAGTTGTTCTATCATATGCTATAACCTGTGCGGGCATTAATCCATCAGTATTTTGTAACATTTTTTTAATAAAAAATTGCAAAGTTCCTGCAAGTGACCCATTATCAGCCGGATTAATCGATGGTGAACTATTACTCATCTTCGCCTCGCCGCTTGTGCAATATAATAAAAAGGTGTATCACGCGTTGCTACCTCAAAATCTAATTTATAAATTACATAATGTCCATTCGCAGCAGGGTATTGTGTCGATTGTATTTCAATCCCGCTCCCAATTGTAGTTTGATTGTCGATTAGGAATTTTACTTTAACACCTTGCTCTGTAAATTCTGGTATGCCTATCATTCCAGTGGATGAGCTAATTATCCTTTCTGGACCCATTAATGGTATAAATGCATCTTTTATAAATAGAGTATCATTATCTATAAATGCATTGTAATTACCTAAAGAATTAAGAGCTTGAACTTGTTTTAAAGGTCCGCCCCCGAATTGATAATTAGATACACTTTTATCAGTTGCTTGGAAATTAAGTTGCACTCCAATGCTTTGCGATATTGAATTTGCTATTTGATTAACAGTCGCCGATCCCGGTTGATTGAATGATGAAACATTACCCTTAATAAAATTACCGGTCAAACACTTCATCGTAGTACCAATGTCTGGAGGTTGTGAAACTATAACGTTTACAATATTTCCCCTGTAAATTACTGCTGTACCATATGATTCTCTACCAACTTCTAATATCAAAGTTTTAGGTGTTCTATTTAAATTGTAAGGACTAGTTTCTGTTAGTAAATAATCTTGCACCGAGCGATCTAAATTAGTTATCGTTACCAAGCATTCATTTTGAAGAGCATTCGCGTATTTAGACCCGTTCGCTTTTATATTCAGTGGAGAGGTATAAGTTCTAAATACTCCATTCACTTCTATACTAACTTTTATAATTCGAGGATCTAATGCTTGAGTGGCCATAATTAATCCACCGGTGAGTTATTAACAAAAGTACCCGCATTTATTGTCGTTATCTCTGCTGGTGATGCATAAATTAAATATTGAGTTATTTGAAACTGATTATAATCAGGCAGCTCATCGTTCATGGTTGTAATAATAAAATTACCATTTTCTTGATATTGTGTTGGGATGATTGGAAATCCGGACACAAGACGCGCACTCGATAAAATCAAAACATTATTAATAAATAAAGTCGCTGCCATAATTTGATATGATGAATAAACACATGTATGCAATCTTAAATCATATGTTTGCTCTGAAAACTGGAATGTCAAAGATTGATTGGGAATTGTTTGTAATAATATTTGTTGCATTATCCAAGTGCCCCCTTTGCTTTGCTCCATGCTGAAGTACTTAGGTCATATAATGCAGAATTAGCAGGGACGGTTGTAGATTGCTGAGCACCTCGTCTTACAGTAGTGCTATTTTTTGGCAATTTTGGTACAACTCCATATTGTGGAGCAACAAATAAAACCTGCTTCAATCCAAGAATTAAAGTTATAACGTCAAATTGAGTGGGATCTTCTTCGTGAGGCATAGATGCAATCATTTGATTTTCATAGATTCCAGACCTAGTTTGTACAACCATCAAAGTGGCATTTAAATAAAATTGTTTAATAGTAGAGTACGTATTCTGATAATCAAATGATAAAAGTATCAACGCCAACTCAATCTCAACCGGCATTATTATTCTATGGTCCGTAATGATTGCACCCGTTTCAATAGGATGCTCCATGGTTTTAGCGGTCTCTTTTATGGTTGCTTTTATCGAGCTAGCATTCGGAAATAATCTATTATAGCTCTGGTCAAAAATAGCAACCGTATCAAATGCTTTAAGAGGTAATAAGGTAAGAGCGATATCTTGTATTGACATTACATTTGCACTCCATCATCAACATAAGAATTTGCTTGAAATAAATGATTTAATAAATCATCAGCAATACCTTCTGCATTCGTTGCTTGAGTATTAATCGTAATAGGTCCGGTTGTAATATATCTCGAACTAGACGAACTATTTCCCCCAACACCTTGCTTTGCCAACCCATATCTTATTGTAAATTGTTCACCAAAATGACTCGATATAAAATCTTGCAATCCCGCAGACTTACCCTTTACATAACTATCTAGTTTTTTAAATTGATTAACCAAAGATCCAATAACAGTATTACCTTCGCCGCGTATGAATTTAACAAAATCCTCGTAAATCAAAGCAAATGCACTCAAAGCTGTAGCCGCTAACGCAATAGCAGGATTTGCTCTAATAAACGCAGCAGCCATAAATGAGGCAGCTCCACCGAGTGCTATCAAAACACCATAAACTAAATCTTTATGTTTTATTAAATATGTAAAAACTTCTGATACTGATTTATAAACAGTAGTCAATATTGGGACTATATCTGAGGCCAATGATTGATATAAAGTATTAATTGATTGTTTGGTTTTTATAACCGCAAAAGACAGTTTATTATAACTTTCAGAATTTAAATTGGTAAGAGCCGCTAATTCTTTTTGCTTACGAATTACATCCTCAACCTCTCTTCTGCCCTGTTGTAAAAATAAAATGGTACCCTGATCCAATCCAAGTGATTTACCATATCTTAAAGCATTAACTGTATTCAATTTTGAAAAACTATCAGCAATTTTAGGCAAAACATTTAACGCCGTTTGTGCCGTAATATTAAAATGTTCACTCAAATGCTGCAAAGTATGCTGAAACTCATCAGCATTGCCGCCAGCCAATTCAACAGCATTACCCCATGCCAATAAATCTTGAGCATTAATATTTAATAATCTTGATGTTTTAGATAACTCTTGCCCATATTCAATCGCATGCTTAATACCACCGATAAACGTTGCTGCAACTACACTGCCAGCTATTAACGTACTAAAAGATTCGGCCATTGACAAAAATGAATGGCCAACTTTAGTTGATGTATTATCTAATTGCTTTAAATCGTCAGATAGCTTTTTAACAGACTTTTCAGCCTCATCTGCACCCTTCTTAACGTCAGATGCATCAGACTTAAAAAGTATCCATAATGTATCCAATATAGCCATTATTGGGCCTTATTCTGTTTTTTGGCATATTCAATCGCCAGGTATTCATTATAATAAGCCACGGCTATCACCTCGTAAATATTAAATGCATCCTCTAATGAGTATATCGTTTTTAGTTCGTAGAGGGTTGCTTTTCCGCTTCCGATGATTGTTGCGACAAAATTGTTAACGTTTTTGCAATTAACTGCGGGATATTCTGGGCAAGCCCTCCCAAGAAAGTCGAGGCTTGCCCGTTTGCTAAAAAAGAACAATTGTACTCAATCATATTCCAAGCCAGATTCACAAGAGATTCCCAGCTCTTTGTGTGATTATCAACTAATGCCGGTGTAGTTAACATCAATGGTTGTGGCATTCCTTCAATCGGCACACCTACATAAGCCATAAGTTTATAAACAAGTTGCTTATGAATAGCAAAATCACCCACTTTAGGCGTAGCACTCAAGGGCAATTGTGTCATTAATTCATACCCATCCATTGCCGGTAATTTGCTGATTATAAATCTATGACCATCAATGTTAACTTCTTTTGGCTCTATCAATTAAAACCCCCAGTGCGAGACTCAAAACTAAATGAATAAGGTTTGCTTTTTAATCTTCCAGAACTAGAAACTGCATTAAACGGCAATCCATCTGTAATTATACCATTTGTTAATGATACAAAATTACCGGATGGATAAGAGATATTTAAGGTAATAACATCTCTTGCGCCTAGCTTTCCTCTGCCGACCCTATTCGCTTCTAATAAAATATTGAGTTCAATATCACTAAGGCTACTGGGTACAACTCCGATGACAACTTTTAGGGGATTAGCTTTAGACCAAACAATCAAATCCCCATTTAATCCCATCGCAGAATCAGCTATTTGTAAGGCGGGAACATCTAGAGGGTCAACATCATCCGCATACTGATTAACTATAATCCCTAACGGGAAGGTTTTGGAAGCAATCAGCGTGAGGGTTGTTCCAAAACCGCTTATATTTTGCATAACAAAACTCCTATTAAATCAACGTTTGTGTGCCCTGTACAAAGTTAACAGTATCGTTTTTACTATAAATCAAAGTATAAACGGCCTCGTACTGAGTGGGATTATCAGGTATTGGCTGGATGATGCAATTTACCCAGTATCCTGCATTCTGAACTTGATACCATGCCGTGGGATCGTTGGATGCGGATGTTATATAAGCCTGCTGTGAAGTGCTTAATGTCTTGCCAACCTCGATTGTTCCATTGTTCAGCGCAAGATTTATAACCCCTTGCAATGTGGCCAATATTTGAGATTCACCTTGACTATTCGCAGCAATCTCAGGCAATGACAAAAGTAATGATAATATCGCAGCAGACGCAGCATCTTTAAACCATATCTCATTAACATAAGTGGATATTGTTGGGATGCTTGTTCCAGATTCATCAACCATCACACCTTGCTGATAAAAGCTAAATTGACTCCCGGCAGTCTGAGTTTGTCCGTAAAAGTTAACATTCTCAGCAGTATAAATATCATAAAATGAATCGGTCGTAACACTTGGCGTTAAAGTTCCGCTAGTATCAATTTGGAACATATAATTTTGCACCCCATTCGGTGCCGCATAATTTGTAGCAGCTTCAATCATAGCAGGAAATTGTTCTGGGTATTGAGTTGTAAGGGGTGCTAATGTCAAACAACATCCGGCAGTACCGCTTAATGCAGTAGACCATGCAGAAGCATTTGCAACAGAAACAGGAATACAATACAAATAAAGCACATTAATTGGGGCGGTTGTATTCCAAGTTGCAGCAGATTCTACTTGCGTTAAATCCAACGACAAATTATTCAAAAACAAGAATGAACCAAAATTATTTGATATCTCATTTGATGTCGTTAATGTTCCAGCAATGGTTTCAACAGCCGATCCTGCGGACCATATTGAACCGATAGGCGAACCAATTGCACCTGTTTGAGCAGATTGATTTGTATATGTAGCTTGTGGCAACCAACCTAAAAACGCTAGGCCGCTAATATCAGTACCACCTACGCCTGCTTGAATGGAAATAGTCGCAGCAGCGGTTGTACCTGAAGTTAAAGTAAATCCAATCGGATAGGTTGCACTATAAGTAACTACAGCAGATGTGAACTCCGATCCCGTTCCTTGCGCCTGTATTGCAGATGTCAATATTGATGCAACGTTAGCAAGGGATGATGCAGCAGAAAAATTAATGTCATCAACATTTAATGCAACGCCATTAATCGTAATTCCAACAGAACCCGATGTTACAGCATTCCAAGTTGTATACACCGCATTAGCAAAATCCTGAGCACTAAAAACCATAGCAGCGACAGCGCTTTCAACCCATCTTGCATATTGAATGGCTTGGGGTTGCACTAAAGTTTTGCTTATAAAACTAAAATAAAATACTGCTCTATAATATTCTTCACTCGTCAAACCAAAATACGATCCCACTTGAGACGCACTTGTAAATTGCAAAAATGTTTGTGGCGGTAAATATGTGCTTCCGGTAAAAACTCTCAATATCAAATCACGTGTTGGAACATTAACCCCAGCTCCCTCACCAGATGTGATGTTTACATAATTCGTCAGACTTATAGCCATTCTTTTATACTCCTATAAAATTAGGCACTAGTGTGCTAACAACTGGTGAGTCATTAGTCCTAAAGTTCTCGTAAACAAATGTTATATCAAAACTCGGGTGGGCCTCAAAATTATCTCTGTCATCCAAAAAATAAGGATTAGATATATCGCTTACTCTTAAAACGCCCACCCCTGATTCGTTTAGTATATCTCTAGTCGCGTCACTTTGCATTATGCTTGCAACTTCATTTATATAATCAGACGCAGTTGGTAAATCAATATTTGAAGGATTCTGTAAAGCTAATGCCGACATCTGCCATGTTGATTCGATATATTGTGCTTCAGTATGCACCATTTGAGATGTATTGGCATTCCACTTATTATATCGACCTAAAAAACCATACCTTTTATTTCCAATCTTAAAAAAATAAATAGTGGGTGCAGTATTAATACCCTGCATGCTGGGTTGATTAGACTGCATCACGGTAACACCATCAAAACCATCTGCAGTTAAACCCGCATTGATGATAGGTAAAAATAATTGGATAAGAGTATTATCTGTTTGTCCGCTAAATGTCGTCATCGCCCAAACCCACGCAAAGTACACCTTTCCAGCCATCCAATTGATACCAGTCATTTGCCGATTCAACTTGATAGCGTCGATTATTAAATTGTACCTGATCGCCCGATACATCCCTTGTTATATCTAATAAATTATTTGAGCTATAAAAAGTAAAATAATCTTTTTGTAAATCTAATCCATATTGTTCATATAAATTTCTTGGCACCGGTTGCCAACTTCCAACAATATTAACTACCGATTGATAAGTGGTAATATCCTGTCCGACAGCATTTAAAGCCCTAGACTCAAACTGATAATATTGAATGGTTTGTTGGGCTATAACAGTCAAACACATATTCAAAAGATTCTGTCCGGGTATGCCGATCATTATTCGCTCTCAACAGTATTTGTTAATGTTCCAAGCATAATACCTGTATCAATTAATGGCTTAGTTAAATTTCCAACTTTCTTTTTATTAGCCTTTCTGTCTAGTCTTGCCTGAATAGTCCGGGGACTTAATGGAGGCTCCCAAATCGATGATATCTTTTTCCTAATATCACCGGCAGCCTTTAACCCAATTAGCTCCATAACATCAGCTATAGTTGATGTGCCCTTTAATATTCTCTTGGATGAATCAAGAGCTATCTTTCTCCACTCAGCTTGTTTTTCTATGATAGTCGGCCGCATAAAAGGTCTTGCGGGTATTCTTTTTTGAGGGTTTCCGTACTCATTTTGCGCTGCAACATATGCAACAGGAGTCCCTTCCTTGTCATCATATTTCGATTTTTCAAACCAACCTACCCGACCAACTTTGCCCTCAAGATTCTTTAATGCGACCTTTAACCCTTTTCCTTCAGGAGTTGGAGTATTTTTTATGGTAATCACAACGAACCGCCATAACCAAAACCATATCCCGGCAAATAACCCGTTATCCCGCCATAGGGA